CTATGGATTCTCTAACTTTGCCGATGTGGTCATGGGAAGAACAGACAAGTTAATTCCAGACAAAGAGAACTTCGATAAACACTATTTGGAATCGATTACAGAGTGGTGGAAGAAGAAAGCACAGGCCAGATATGATAATCTAAAGACTGAAGGGAGATTGCGTTCCGAGATTGAAGTCTGGACAGGCGAAAAAGAACTTGACATTATTAGGTAACTCTGTTAGCATAAATACTCCGTTAATTAAATGGAGTATTAAATGGCCGCTTTATCAGCAGCAGATTTTTTCAAACAACCTACCGCAGGTAGACCAGACAGAAAAATGCTTGTATTGAAAAAATACAGGGAAGGTGACGCTTTCGAAATGAAAGATGGCACACGGGTTGTTTTTAAATATGAAAAATCAGTTTACGACAAAATTGCGGGCCTAATACCCGGTAATAATTCTGGTTATAATTCTATCACTTTCAAAGACAATAAAAATAAAACATACAAATTAAACACCATTGCTAAGAACAAAGAGTTTGGTGGTGGAGGTGGTTCTGGTGCAGGTGCAGAAAACACTAAACTAAATGAATCTTCCGTTTGTCTTTGGTGTGCAGTCCAAAAAGCATATGGCTCATCCGACATAAATTCTGTTGTGAGGTATTACAAAGAGAAAAAAGTCCAAGACATGTATGAGGTTGATGAAACCGATAAGAATATGATTTCACAGAAAGATGCTCTTTGGATTGCACATTATCAAAGGTGTGCGGAGTTTTTAATTGGAGGACTTTTTGGTAAATCTGACTATATTTTCCACAGAGGTTCACCACTTGTTGATGAAATTAATAAAAAATTTTCAGAATTAAACAAAAAAATGGAAATTCCATTTGCAAATATTAACAAATGGTCTCCTGCTGATATTTGGGTGAGTAAAAAAGGTTTTCGTTTACAACTTGATAAACTAAAAACGCTTGATGAATTAAATCGTTATCTTTTAAATGAATTGAAAGATAGAAACCTTGTTGGTATTTCATTGAAGAAAACAATGAATACAATTCATCAAACTAACTTTAATGTGGGTGAAAAAAGACCACCTATGACATTTAATGGTTTTAGAATCAAAGCAGAGAAGAAAGATTCAACCATTATGTCATCAAAAGATGTATATGTTTCTGGTAAAGGTGAAGATGAAATTGATATGCAAGTCCGTTCATTTGATGACTTGTCTGGTTACCAAGGTGAGTTAATTGGAAAGGTCGCTAAATACGGTAAAATCGCTCATGGACCCATTAATTTAATATTAAAAGATTTAAGATTAGAACAATTGCCTCCACAACCTGAGATTGTTGTCAAGGCAAGAGCAAAAGATGAGAAGTTAATTCGGGAACTTTACAAAATGTTTAAAAAGTATGCCGATCCTGGCATGACGGAAGAAAACTTTGTAACTACCGTAAAATCTTCTGCCACGAAAGCAGATTACCTCTTTTCGAAATATTTAGGTGTAAAATTGATAGACATACTAATGTCAACTACACCAAAAAACAGGAATGAATTTGTTCAAGGCGCCCTAGGTTATGCGTTATCAAATACAAAGAATAGCGCACCATTTATAAAGTTATCGTAAATGAAATTCACAGAATACTTAACAGAAGCCAAAGAAGGTAAAAATGTCCACCTTGAACACATTGAGGATGAAGTTCTCAATAGAGGTGTTATTGGCACAAGAGATTCAATTAATTTTCTACAATCTCTTAGAGACATGCTTGCCGGTCACTCAGACTCAAAAGTAAATATTACTACAAAGTGGGATGGTGCACCTGCCGTTTTTTGTGGCATTAATCCTGAAAATGATAAATTTTTTGTTGGTACAAAATCTGTATTCAATAAAAACGCCAAATTAAATTACACAGAAGATGACATTGATGAAAATCATCCAAGTGGTGGTTTAAATGAAAAATTAAAAGTTGCTTTGAGGTATTTGCCAAAACTTGGCATTAAAGGTATTCTTCAAGGTGATATGATGTTTACAAAAGGTGATTTAGAAAGAGTGACGATTGAAGGTGAATCTTATATCACCTTTCAACCCAATACAATTGTTTACGCTGTGCCGTCTGATTCAAAGTTGGCAAAAACAATGATGGCCGCTCAAGTTGGTGTGGTGTTTCACACCTCATATACCGGCAAAACTATGGAAGATATGAAAGCATCTTTCAATATTGATATTGGTCGTTTAACATCAACCAAAGATGTTTGGTTTCGTGATGCTTCATTCACAGATGCATCAGGTTCTGCCACATTTACAGAAAAAGAAACCAAAGACATTACATATATTCTATCGATGGCAGGAAGAACATTTCAATCAATCAATTCATTAGTATTGAATCGCATTTCTTCAAGTGAAACTATTTTGACATACATCAAAACTTTCAACAACACGAAAGTTCGTGAAGGTACAAAAATTACAAATACTCAAGCGCACACATTAGAATTGATTCGTTGGGTTGAAGCAAAGTTAAACAAAGAAATTGCAGATGTAAAGAAGGCCGAAACAAAGGCAAAAAGAGCAAAAGAAAAAACGGAAGTAATGCGTTTCTTTAGAACAAACGCACAACAATTAAAATCTATTTTCGATTTGATGAACCTTATCGTTGATGCTAAATTAATGGTTGTTCGTAAATTAGAAACAATCAAATCAATTGGAACATTTGTCAAAACAGAAAATGGTTTTAGAGTTACTGCACCAGAAGGTTTTGTTGCGGTTGATAAGATAAAAGGTAATGCAGTAAAATTAGTTGACAGACTTGAATTCAGTCAAGCAAACTTTAATGCACAAAAGAATTGGGACAAATAATGGCATACGACATTAATAAAATCTTGCAAGAATATGGTGAAGAAGATTTTGGATTTACCGCAGTTGATGAGGCAGAATATCAAGCAGTCATTGCAGAAAAAGACGAAACAGTTGAAGAATATAAAAAAAGGTTGCAACAAGTCGAAAAAATTATTATGCCATTCTTGTCAAACCTTTTGAAAACACAATCTCAACCCTACATTCATTGGCCAAATCGTGGACCTGTAATTGAAAAACAAATTCAAAAGATTCTAACGCTAACAAGAGGTTGAATTGAAAAACTATAAAAAATACATCACCGAAAGTAAAGGGTTGCATGTATTCGATATTGATGAAACTTTGTTTAAAACAAATGCAAAGATTCATGTGAAAGACCCGTCAGGTAAAACTGTTGACACATTAGACAATCAACAGTTTAATGACCACAAATTAAAACCTGGTCACTCTTATGACTTTAAAGAGTTCAGAAATGCAAAGAAGTTTCACGATGAATCTGAACCGATTCATCCTATGATTAATAAACTAAATGCAATTCACAAGAACATTAAAGAAAAAGGTCATAAAAGTAAAATTATAATGAATACTGCTCGTTCGGATTTTGATGACAAGCATACTGTATTGAAAAAATTTAGAAAACACGGAATTGATGTGGACAATACACACATTCATCGTGCAGGTAATGTTCCTGGTAATCAACCACCAGCAGAAAAGAAAAATGTTGTTTTAAGAAAACATTTAAATACTGGTGATTATCATCATGTTCACATGTATGATGATAGTAAAACAAATTTGAATCATTTTTTAAAATTGCAAAAAGAATACCCACATATTAAGTTTCACGCACACCATGTTACCCACGAAGGTAAAACACGAAAACATATTAGTGAAGCGGCATATGCAGGTAATATTGGTGCGATGGAAATGTTTAAGTTTTTTGAATTGGCGACAAAACAACAAAAAGAAAAACTTAAAGAACACATTCGTAAAAAAGAAAATAAGGCCGCTTGGGAGTTGGTGCAAGATGTTACGGGCGTCAAACTACATAAGAGTGTGCATGAAGAACATGGCGCTGGTGAGTGGGGAACAGATAAACTTCGGAAGAAATATCAAAAAGACACTCCAGGCCAATCAATTAAATCGTTTACGGATTATGTAAAGACTAAGTAAATATATTATTGGAGTTTATTATGAAAGACATTGTGGTTGGTTGTATAACTGGTTATACATTTGATAAAATCAAACCTTGGGTTAATTCTTTAGATAGGTCTGGTTTTGATGGTGTGAAAGCCATGATTTGTTATAATGTAGATTATGAAACCGTGGAAGAACTTGTCAAAAGACAATACACAGTTCTAGCGTTCGGTAAGAACGACAATCTCAAAAAATTCGAATACAAAGAAAACTTCTCTATTGTTGTAGAGAGGTTTCTTCACATGTGGTATTTCCTTAAAAGATTTCAAGGACAATACCGATACATTATTTCTACCGATGTTAAAGATGTAATCTTTCAGACCAACCCATCTGAATGGATTGAAAAGAACATTGGCGATAAAGAGATTAATGTTGCATGTGAATCTATTCGTTACAAAGACGAAGATTGGGGTAATCACAATCTTTTCAAAGCATTTGGTCCATTAGTTCACGACCACAATCAAAACAACTTAATCTATAATGCTGGCACAGTATCAGGTAAGTTTGATACGATGCTCGATTTCTTTTTGAATGTTTACATGTTATGCAATGGCACAAGTCATTGGACAGAAGGCGGTGGTGGTCCCGACCAGGCAGCAGTCAACATTCTTTTGAACATGAAACCATACAAAGATATTACCAATTTTGCAATGAGTGAAGATGGTTATGCGGCTCAGTTAGGTACAACAGGCCCACATGTTGCAGGTAAATATGCTGACAAGCTGGTTGAAAAATCTCCTATTTTAGTAGATAATATGGTTTGCACAAGTGATGGTCGACCATTTGCAATCGTTCATCAGTATGATAGAGTTCCCGAATGGAAACAATTAATTGAGAAAAAATATGAGTGATACATTAATTATTGATACTACATCAAATTTAGTAAGAGAACCACTTCAATGTCGTGACCCATATGACCACCTAGGTCCTGAAGAATGGGTGCAGAAACAAATTGAATATGGTCTAATCGAATCAAACATTTCTGGTCGTGGACTTCTACCTTTTATCCAAGAATTGAGTGGCGATTTAGTTGGTTGTGAGATTGGTGTTTGTCACGGTTTTACAACAGAATATTTCCTAAAAAATACGCCAACAATTAAAAAAGTATATGTTGTGGATAACTATCCTGCATTTGTTGATTGGGATGGCACAAGAATCACCGCAGAGAGACAAGAAGTTACGAAAAGGTTGTGTAAATCAAAACTAGAAAAGTTTGGTGATAAAGTTATCTTTGCATACGAGAATAGTGTAATTTTTGCACAAACACTTGAAGATGATTCTTTAGATTATGTTTTTGTAGATGGCGACCATAGTTACGAAGCGACACTTGCAGATATAACAAACTATTGGCCTAAAGTCAAAAAAGGTGGCATCTTTGCGGGTCACGATATCAATTTGACTTCAGTAGAAAATGCAGTTAAAGAATTCTTTAAAGAAACTCCTGTGAAGATTGTGGAAAATAATGCGTGGTTTCTAATTAAATGAGACATTCAAAAGTAATTATTTGGGGTGCAAAACCTGATACAAGACACACTCATGCCTTTGTGCATGAGGCACTTGTTCGTGCATCACAACATGAAGGTTATCAAACATACTGGTTAGATAACAGAGACAACTTGCCAGATGAATTCTTTGATGATGCATTAATCATTTCAGAACAATGGTTAGTATTTCAAAATGGCATCAGCAATAATCTGCCACTTCGACCAACATCAACATACATCATTCATTACCTTGGTAACAAAGGACCTGTTGAAGGAAATCCAGGTGCAGACATGTACCTTGGTAAAGTAGGTCGTTTGATTGATTTCAGATTTGCATGTAATTGGGGTGTCAATGGTGTTGTAGATAAAAACTACGCATACTATTTCGAAAAAGAAAAATACACACCAATCAATCATGGCACTTCATTCTTCGAATCTGGTGACAAATACGATATCTTTTATTCTATTTGGGCGACAGATTTGTTACCAAACGAAATCAATTTTGAGAATCGTTTCAGACCATTTCACGAACCCAAGTATGCATCATTTGGTGGGTCAATCACACAAGGTTGGCAAAGTAAAGATGATGGCAACTATGATTATGTTGTGAAGTTTGCAGAAGAATGTAAGAAACACAATATTCCTTTTGTTCACAATGAC